TGTAAGCTGCTATTGAAGAAAGAGCTACTAACGCTCCTAAAAGAGTGTTCTTTAATGCACCTTCTTCTAGCTTATTTTTACTCTTTTTAGCTATAGCATCAAATTTTACTTTTACATCTTTATTCTCAGGTTTATTTAAAAGAGCAAGAACTTCTTTAGCTAGCTCTTCATCAGCAGGCATAGTAGCTAAATCTCTTAATTCACCGTTTTTAATCTTAAGTACGATGTCTTCAGCTTCTGTTGCCTCAGAAAGCATTTTAGAATTAGTAGTTGCTTTATTTTCTACTAAGTACTTTTTTAAATCAAAGTTGTCCATTTTTTTTACTTTAAGGTTTATATTTTATCTTAGGTTAGTTATTTTTCTGCTTTCGGTGCTCTCTGTAAGGTAGCTAAGAGTCCCATTGCTCCCAATCCAGCGGTTATTACTTTTTTAATTGATGCTTGACTTTCAATTGCTTCAATCATAGCTGTAATTGCAGGTTTAATTTCGGTTATATGGTGTAAACTGTGTGCAATACCTTTACCGGCTACAAATAACATCACAGCACCATAACATATTTTAGCTATCTTTTCTTGTAGGTGTTTATCTCTTAACATACTGTCTTTTTTAGTAAAAGCAGCAATACCTTTAATCAACATCAAAAACGGCGTATAGTATCCTTTTAATATTTCACCTCCTACATTTTTAAAAAAATCTCCAACTTTAGTACCAAACTCTGCTTCAATTTCTTTTTTTTTCTTTTCTATTTTGGCTTTTGCTTCTTTTTCTTTAGGAGCATCGTTAAAAGGGTTAAAATCTACTCCTAAGTTATACTCTTTCTTAATCCTATCTATTTCAGCATACTTAGCATCCAAAGCAGCTCTTTTTTTAGAACCACCAATACCAACAAAGTTTGAGAATTTGTTTATAACTTTTCCTAGTAGTTTAATAAGTACAGGTAAAGCCGCTACTATAGCCATTGCTAATTCTTCTTTTAAATCACCATCTTTACTATCTTTTTTATTTGCAACTGCTTGTTTTACTAAATCATCTATTTCACTTTGTGATACTACTTGTTCTTGAAGTAGTATATTATTAGATAAGTACTTTCTTAAGTCAAAGTTATCCATTTTTTTACTTTAAAGTCTCTGTTATAAATATAGTCTAAATATAATAAAAAAGCCCCTGCATGAGCAAGGGCTCTTGATAAAAAAGAAACGTGGATTTATTCCGGCTCTTGTTCGTAATGATTAGGAGTTACATCCTCATATACTTCCTCTACTACATCAAAGTCTCCTCCTCCTAGTATCTTAGACCATTCTTTAGTATTTTCGTCTTTATACTTTTTAAGGTCCTTATCGTTGTCCTGAAGAAATCCATGAGGTGTCATAATGATTTTACCTCTGGTGGTAATTCCGTTGATATGGTTCTTATCAATCTGTAGGTTTGTTCTCTTGGCAAATTCTACCTGCTTTCCGTCCTTGATCGCCTTGATCTTGGAAGTTCCAGCATTCATAATATTACCGAACGTTACTACAAAGGTTGCATCATACCACATTGCAAATCCTCCTTTATTCATCAGTTTAGGTTGACCCATTGGAGATTCAGGTTTCTGAGTCCATACTTTATTCACTACTACCAGGGTGTTGGTATAAGGTGAAGATTCTTTTCTGGACATAACAATCTTCTGATTTACTCCGTTACCGAATTGGGTGGACATTGCACCGGCATTCCATTCGTTGTTATTCTTGTTTGACTTAACCGACATCTCACAAGGAACCGAACCAATTGAATCCCATAAGAATAAAAGATCATAAGGTAGGTTTCCTTTCTTCTGCTCATCCATTAGGTCAAGAATAAACCCGGCCACGTCTTCGATAGTATTTAAAGACTCTCTATCAACGTAGATAAAGAATCCACCGTAATCCAAAACTTCACCGGTTTCCTCGTCTATAGTCTGCTCTACCTTAAGTCCCATCTGCATGGCATGCTCCCAGTTCCACTTCATCTCAGTAGTGATAAAGACCGGAAGGATCCCGGCTCTCTGGGCAGATACCGCAGCCTCAAGCAATGCTGTAGTCTTTCCGGTATCAGAATGACCTCTCAGCATTACTATATGGCCCATCGGGATTCCAGGTATTGAGGTTATAGTCTGGAATGCATTAGATAAAGGGATCCACTGCTGTGGTTTGAACTTGACGTTCGTTTTAAGCATTTTATTCTGCTTAAACTTCTCCAGGTCGAATCCCTTCTTGAGTTCGGCAGAGACGGCTTCCGTTAGCGATTTTCTTTGCTTGGCCATACTCTACTTAAAATGGTAAATCGTCGTCTTTGAATAATGAATCGAACTTGTCTGCTTTAGTCTCGGTTTTCTTACCTTGAGATTCTAAAGAGAATTTTTCGGCTGGCTTCTCCCAAGGAGTCTTTTCCTGGGTCTTAGGAGCGTCACTGTCGAAGTTAGATGCAGGCTCGGATGAGATAGCGCCTTCCTCTTCTTCAGGGGCAAGCCATTTCTGCAATACTGCCTTCATATCATCAAACTCCATACGATCGAAAGACTTCAAAGGCTCAGGCTGCTCGTTTAGAAGCTTCTCCAATACTGCCTTATCTTCTGATAAAGGAGTCTGGGCAGTCTTAGCTCTGACGGTAGTCTTATTGAAGTTGTTTCCTGTAACTTCTGGACCTACTGTAGTCAAAGTAAAATCACGGCCGGTCATAATATCAGTAAAGTCTCCGATATCCTCATCTTCAGCCATTGAAAGCATCTCCATGTAGATCTCCTTACCAAAGCCCCAAAGCTTAACTCCCTCTTCTTCTTCACCTCTAACGACTACAGGTACGAATACCCTCATCTTAGGATCCAACTTACGGGCAAGACGGTAATTGTCCTTATCACCGGTAGAACGTAGCTGCTTGCCGAATTCTACAATCGGATCTTTTTCACCCCAGTTAGTTGGAGAGATAATAGGACGATCTCCGATTCCGTAATGGAAGTAAATTTCTGAGAAAGGATTAGCCTTATCGTACTGAGAAGGTACTACCCTGATTACTTGCTTGCCTACTGACGGACGCCAGAAGACCATTTTTCGACCTCCGCCGGAAGGTCGCTGATTCTGCTGCTGGAGGTTATCCAGCTTCTTTTTAATAGCGTTTAAATCCATATAACTTTTTATTTATAACTAAAGATAGTGACTTTATTTCTAAAGATCAACTATTTTATGTATTTTTGTTTTAAGAAGTTTGAGATCTCCTTGCTGGGTGAGCAGAATAGTATTTCTATAATGCTGCCAGTTAATTCTAAACTTTGTATCTACTATACCTCCGTTCAACTCTTTGATAAGTTCATTTAAGGCATTGATAGTATAAAGGGTATTAGTTTCTTTTTTCCTATGAACTAGGATAGTGTCTTCCGGAATTGCATTTACTGATGGTCTGTCTACATTATACGTGCAAACATACTCCCCGCTATTCTTAATTTCTAAAACAAAGATCTTATTATATAGTATAGTATATTCTTGAGATATTGCAAAGATGAAATCATCGATACCTTCTTCCTCCACAAAAGTACAAAAAAGTTTATTATTCACGTCCTCGGCGTTTATGCTGTCTATATCATAAATATCACAAAGGCCGGGCTGAATCATAGTCTGTTCCATAGGTTAGTTTTACTCTTAATTTTTTCTCCTCAAATATTGCTAATATACTCTTTAACGTTTCTTTATCCTCTTTTGAGAAATCAAACAGGAATGCATCATACGTATAAAGAATTAATTCTGTCTTGGTATTATTAATAATATAAAGTATATCTTTCAGAAGTTCAACGTTATCTGCAGTTTCTAGATTTTGAATCAGATAATTAAATAGTTTCTGAGGATTCATATTCTCTAGATCTTTTGCTTTAAACACCTGTCCGGACTTAAACCCTTTATATTCTCCATCGGCCATAAAGTCCTTCCAGACATCGGCAATGAATTCTTTGGTTAACTTAAAGAATTCAAAATCCTTATATTGATCGTAGATATTACCGTAAAGCTGTCTAAAGACTAGATTCTTAGCCTCTGATCGTTCCATCTCAAACTGCTCGGCAAAATCCTCATAGATATCCCCGGTCTTGGATTCATACCCAACCAGCTGTGAAATCAAAGTCGGATGATAGGCCGTCAGATCTATTTCTAATAGAAAATCGTTTCTAGGAATGAATACCGAACGGCATCCGTTTTCTTTATTTAAGGCAGCAAAGTTGATAGTATTAAAGGCATTTGAAGGTCTGCCGGTTAACGTATTTAAATTATATTGACTGAATACCCATTCATTATACCGGTTTAGAAAGGGTCTCTCAAGTTCAAAGTATCTTTCAAAAGCACTATTAACTTTTAGACCGTTACGTTCTATAAACCAGAAGACATCTGAGATATCCTGTTTATATTGATTATATTCATATTTCTCTATAATTGAATTATAGGCATCAAAAAGAGATTCACACTGCTCAAAATGCTTTACTATCGGAATGATAGAATTTAGATTCTCGTCTAAATAGAATTTCTGGGAGAAGTATTGATGGGTTTGGTTTTTCTTAACTTCTACCTGGTTTCCAATCCCTACATCAAGGACATTCTGACCAAAGTAAAAATAGTTAAATGCTTTCTTATCTGGGGTGTAGATTTTCTCTAGACCGGATAGCAGATCTTTAACCTGCGAAGGGTCAAACTTTAGAGCTTCCGGATGGTAAAAGTTAATACAGTACCCCCTGTCCTGATTCTGATCTAGATTTCTAATATAAAGCCCTAACGGGGAATAGATCCCCGGATGAATCTCCGGATGTCTTTCTACCGGTACGGCAAAGACTTCTCTGCCGATGTGGTATTTAAACTCTTCAAACTGCTCTTGGGATTCAATTAGCCAAAACATAACCTTTACCTTAAGATAGGTAAGGTTTTAGGAAAGATCAACTTTCTTTATAGAATTTAAGGTAGTCTTCTTTAAGGTATTTAGATAACCCGGGTACTTTAAATCTCTGTTCTGCTAGCTTAACCATATTCTTATTAACTCTTTCTACCTCAGATCTTTCTCCGGATATCTTCCAAGGAATTTGAGCGGGATTAAAAGCTTGCCAGTAGTATTGTAAATTACGGGTTACTAATTTTTCAAAAGTCTGCTGGTCAATTTCCGTGAAAGAGTATTCGTTTTGTTTTTTTGCAAAATACCTTCTAAACTCAGTTACCGTATAATCTTCAGGAGTTGGTTTTGGTATAAACGGTTCGGGTAGTTTTAACTTGTAAGTATCTTCCGGGTTTTGTAGTTTTGAAATTCTATAGTTGTTTACATTCTGAGGTATGACCGGTTCTATAATAGTCGGATCAGCATCAAAATTTCCTAAAGGTAGTATAGGAGATACCTCTAATACTGCCTCCGGGGTAGTATAGTCGCTGGCTTCTTGAGATATAAGTTCTATAGATGTATTATCGTTTGGACTCTCTCCGGTAAATTTAGTTCCATCATAAAGTTCATAATAAACTCCGGCGTAATATTCACCAGTATCTACTCTTATATACTCTTCTCCGGAAGTATACAGGCCTGTTTTGATTCTATTTAACGGTACGTAGGGCATATATTAAAAGAGAGACGGACGAATTAAAGGAGTCCAGGTTATTTTATACTGCTTCATTAACTCATTAACTTGCTTATCGTAAGCAGCATTCTCAAAGATTTCTACAAGAAATGCTCTTAAAGTAGGTACTTTAGCGTCTGGGGTTGCCGATGTAATTAAATGAAGCTTAGTATTAGCTTTCCATGCTATCGCAAGTCTATTATAACTCTTTTGACTGCTAATAGTTTGCTGTAGTACATTAAATATTTCTTTACGTGGGTAGGTTTCCAGAACGGATGTGTCTTCTGCTAGATTAAACATTTTTTCTGCTGCATTTCTATAAACTTCATCAGAGACTTCTCCACTATCTGTTGTACCTCCTAACTCTTTAGAAAGTTCTGCAAGCATATCCAAAAGTTCTTTTTGTGGAAATATATCGGACTTATCTATTCTAGAAGAATTATGACTGTAAATACCCGGTATGTAGTTCATACATTTTCGGCTTAGATTAGCTTTATAAGTTTTTTCATCTTTATTACTACCGTTAAAGTTCTTTGCATTAGGAAACATTTCATCATAAGCTGCCTGGTTCCATACAAAAGGTATTTTATACTTTTTACAGTCTGCAAGTAGAATCTCTTTTAAAGTTTTTATCTGGTAAGGTGTGTATTTATGGTACCTTTTGAAACCTTTATAACCTTTAGGTAATTTTTTTCCGTCAAAATAGTAAGGTTCGGCTGTTTGATCATCTGGTATTTCTATAGCACCGTCGTATGCATACCATTTATTGTTTTTCTGTACTAAGTATCCGAAAGCTTGTATCTCGATACCGATAGATTTTCTATTGAGTAAAGTTCCGCCACTACCAAATGCTTTTTCAACTTTATTATTATAGAAATTTACTGGGTAGCTAGATCCATGACCGGCGTGCCAGGCAGAGTATTTAGCAGTATCTACTAGTTGATCGTATGAACCTACTCCGATAACGTAGTGAGCAGAAGCTCTTCCTTTGGTTCTTGTATTCCAGTCTCTAATATTACTAGCTGGATCACCTTGGGCTCCGGCAGTATGGTGTAGGATTATCATCGTAGGATTATTACTCCTTGGGGTAAAGATGCTACTTTTAATAGGCAGCCCTAATACTAATGTCTCTAGATCTCCTGTGTTTTCTGCTCTTAACTGGTCAGGATCTAGTACAATAGTCTTCTTCGGTAACTCTGGTTTCTTGATTATTGATTTTCCT